CGGAGACCCGTGCGTTTCGGAACGTTGCACGTTAATTTTCATCAACGTTTCACCGTTTCGTACGCCGGAAGGAAGAGATACCAGCAAAATGGTACACCACTAAGTGCCTTTGGCACGTGGCAATGTACCCCTTCTGACTAACGCGTTTTTCGGTATATTGACTATACCGACAAACACGTTGGTTCCATTTAGCGGTCTCGGGGGGACATATACATCATATATGTCCGCCTGAGACCTGATCTTCGATCTTTGAAGACCTTCACACCAACCAGGGTACCTGGTTACGGTGATGTCGGTCTTCATCAGGAAAGTATCGAACGCACCCTGGTCGACGATGAATTCAACGTCGACACCAGGGTAGTGTTCCCTTATAGCCTGTACAAACGGTTCTTCGTAAGCATCTTGCGAAACCCACGTTTCTACAGTCACATTCCATATATGTTTGCCGGGAAGTTTGTTATTCGCAAGATTAACAAGCTTCCTGTCATTTGTAACAAAGATTATGATATCCGCGGCGGATCTTTCCGCCCCGAGTATCATGACCTCATCGTCTTCTATGACTTGTACTGGCGGGAGCGGAAATTCTTCTCCCGCCAGCACAAGTTCATAGTTATCGTAGAACCAAGTCTCCAACTCGGCGATGGCCCTTTCCATGGGGCCGTCGTTGGCTGGTTTCTTGTGAAATCTTTTCAAATATTCCCATTCTGGAAGATCGACCCTTAACGGGTTCGACTCCTCCAGTACGCGAATCACATCGATAGGATAGAGATCCTCTTCTTTCCCCGCGGACATCATCCACGGGGAGAGGGAGAATTTCTCTTTCATTTTTGTTGCCACCCGGATTAGGTGCTCCTTATTTGGAACATCTAGTTCGATTGACATCGATCTTATTGTCTCGAAGAGGTCAACAGGCAAATCCTGATTGAGCTCTTGGACCCTCTCTTGGAATAGGTAGTAGGCTTGAATCTTTGATTCAGGCACTAACTTCCCATTTCCCTTAAGTCTTTCTATGATACCCGCAGGAAACTTTTTCCAGTCTCCTGCAGGTACACATACAAATTTCTTTATAGGGTCGTCCGCAGGGATCGATTTGATCTCTACGAACGATTCCTTATCAAAATGGCCCGTTCCTGACAAAACTCCTCTGAGTTTTGTCAGACACGGGGCTCTTTCGCCCACCATCTCTCTCATCACCGTATAGGTGACGTTTCGAGGATGGGACTTCTGACTCATTACGGCGTTGGCCCAACTAACTGCGTTCCAGTTAGTCGGTACCTTGCCGATACCAAATATTTGCCTAGGCAAGTATACCGGAATCTTCTGGTATGACAGGCCGAGGCATACATCCTGACTCGCAGAGGCGACACCGAACAAGAAATTTTCCTGTTCGCTGCCTCCTTTGCGTACATATTCCATGTCCTTCCCGAAAAGGGTATATTTCCCTTTCGTGTCGGACGCGAAGTCTTTACGATCTTTCTTCGTATCTATGACTAACCTAAACTTAGGTAAGTCAAGATACGGAAGTAATCTATTGTCCTTCAACCTTTCCGCATTGGGTACAGTGTGGAAACGGTCGATGGGAATCATAGCGACTTCTTCGCAATAAGTGAACCAATCACTTGTTACAAAGTAGTCTTTTTCTGACAGATCATATCCTAACTGCTTGGAAGCAGTTAGGAATGCATCTATCCATTTTTGTGCATCTGGGCCGGCCTTGATTTCGACACCGTCGTCACCATTGCCGGCCCCTACGCCTTTAACTTTCCCCACCACCTTATCTGCGTATAGTGCGCAGATAGGGTGTGCAAGGGAGAGATTTGTCTTGGTCAAGGGATCCCCCATGGGGATCCCGTTGACCATAACTCCTTTGTATTTTCCGTTTATGTATATGTCCTTTTTTCCAGGCCATATGCACAATACGGTATCAATAATATCTTTCGGTGCGTTCATCTTTTTCAAGAGTGTACCCATCGTCAGATGTGCAGATTTATGCGAAGGTCGATCGGTTGACTTTGTCCAGTCAAACGACGCGACCTTCACCTCTTCTTCGAACAGGATCTCGCCGCGAATGTGATCGCGGTGATCAATCCTGCTCATGAATTTATAACCCAATCGTCCCGCTTGAAGCGAGTCACGTAACAGTGGCTCGGATTTAATCGCTTCGATTGTCATGTGTGAAAAGGGTTGTAACAGCGCGTCTTTATAAAAAGACCCGCTGGTAACGACCCTACATTTACCATTTTCTCTAATTCCGGCGACATTTGTCTTCCAAATGTCTACGGAGCTAGATCTAACCTTTTGTAACGCCTCGTTGAAGACCAAATTTCCAATTTGGCCTCCAGCGTTGTCGGCGCTGAATTTTGGAAGCGCGGGTATTTCACCCGACCTAAAACGTTGTTTCAGGTGACCGAATTTTCCTTCGGTCCTCTTCCTCGATTCCGTACATGATGACGTGCTCATACTCACACGAAAGTGTGGGGATGGACCCGCCGCGTTCAATGCCACCCGTTCGCATACCTCATCGATTGATTCGATGAGGTACTTGTCCGGGTGAAATTCTTTAATGGTGGTCACCTCACTGACAAATTCGTCAATTGTTGTGGCCACCATCTTCTTATTTGCAAGGCCAGTGGCACGGGTTTGTGTAAACGCACAGACCCGGAACATCTTGGCCTTTGAATTATCCTTTGCCATTGGGTTATAGACGTTCAGGACGTCCATAACCCATGACATTTTCCTTATCGACCTTTCGGAAGGGTGGAATTCCTCTTTGAGGAATCCGCTCTTCCGAAGATCTTTCTTAAAGGCCTTCCAGTCCTTCTGATAACCTGCGTAATCAAAAAGACAGTTGGCTATGATATTATTTATGATTCTGTCCGAACGCCGATAAGCGGCCTTCGGATCAGGACCATCAAACAGTGCTTCGGGGAAAGTGACGATGAGCGAGCTCATCGTCCCGTCCACGCAGTGAAGTATTTCTTTTAGGACAAGGGTCCCCTTTCTGTCAGAAAGGAGTCTCTTGACCATCAACTTCAAATTGGGTTTTAACCTCGGGTACCAATAGGTACGCGAGGTCAAGACCTGAACTTTCTGTGGAAGGCCTAGTTCAAGGAATTTTTGTCCCTTGAACCGGGCCTCCCACAGGTTCATGTATTTGTAGTCCCACGCCTCTGACAACTCATTTCTGATGTTGTCGGGGACGTGGTTCTTCGTTAAGCATCCATGAATCAATCCCAACAATTTCAAGAATTGTTCGGACTGATTCGTGGAGTTGCTATCTCTTTCCTCCCGTAACGAAACGGTGAGAGGGATTATAGCATGTTCAAAAACCATTCACTAACTTGGTGCCTATATGGTACCAAATGAATGAAAGCTGG